CCATGGAGAACAGGGCTGACTTCGTAGAGTTCTACCTCTTTAAGAATGTTCGCTTGGCGCGATGAGTCATATTCAGCATCAAGGGTTTTGTATCCGATAGACCATTCTTGTTCTGTGCCAAAGAATGAGATGTCAAGGAATGCTTGTTTGCCGCGCTCAGATTTCAAGTTGAATTGGACGCGGGCGTAAAGTCCGCCAATTCCAGCACGCTTCATTTTCATTGGTAGGCGCGGGTCGTTTGGGTTTACTTCGTAGATTTCAATAACTTTGCCGATTGGCTCATTCCAGTTGTGTCCCCAGACAACTCGTGGCTTACGGCGTTTGAGACTTTCAGTAAAGCAGCCTGGTGCACAAATGTCACCAACACCGTCTTTGTTGCCAAGACCAGCAACGAAACATTCAACTATGCCCTGCGCCTCGTCTACATTGATTTGACCGTTGTCAATCGCTTTGTATTCTGTTGCAGTGATTTCTTGCAGTTGCGGCATTGCAGACTCCGTTGCTTAGCGTGTTGATACAACAATAAACTACATAACCGTTTTATGTGTGCAACTATCTTGCTAAATGTCGCAGGTTTCAGTAAACCTGTTAAGCGACTTTAAGTAAAGTCTTAATCTTTTGGACTAGAGCGTTCTTCGCAGTTGCGCCGATGACCGACCCGACTGGTTTGCCATCCTTGAACATAATCATGTTCGGGATGCTCATAATGTTATTTGACGAGGCAAGTTTAGGGAAATCGTCAATATTTACTTTGAAGAACTTAACCGTTGGAAGTTCGTCCGAGGCAGCAATCAGAATTGGTTCCATCATTTTGCATGGAGCGCACCATTCCGCCCAAAAGTCAACAAACGCATAACCCGAAGAGATTGATTCCTTAAAATTGGACTCATCCAAATCTTTTATCATCAGTTAAACCTCAGACGGCAACGACAGTTAATTGTGAGACTTGGTGGGGCAAGAGGGTCACCAGGAAAGCGCAGAACGGAGTCATTCAATACAAATCCATCCCCAAGAGGCACGCTTTTACCATGTAGCAGACGGTGCTCGGTGCGAACGGCAGAATCCTTACGCGTTACCCATGTTTTCTCTGTAGCGCCAAGACGCTTGCCAGTGAAGTAGACACCAGCATTATGTGATGTCTGTGCTTCAAGTTCAGCAATGACTCGCTTCCTCTTGCCAAGCAAATTCACAAATATTGCCGTGAGTGCTGCGCGCAATAATCCGATTCTGTCTTCGTCATCACCAAGCGCCATAGCAATCAAAATTGCTGCTGCAACTTCTTCCTTGGTCGTGCTGTTTGATTTCTTCATCCGTTCAATTTGCTCATCAACTGTTTTTTCAACATCTGCTTCTTCAACATCTGCAGGCATGTTTGCTTGTTGAGCGCCAGAAGTTACGCCTTCCATGGCGATTGCTTTCAGCACAGGTCGGATGTCATCTTCAAGTTGCTTGTTCCAAGTCGCTTCATCAAAGATTGTGTCAACATCTAATTTTTTGGTTGAAACTGCTTTGCGAGCCTTTGAGCCAGATGCTTTTTCCAATACGACACGTTGCTGACGCTCATAGACACGCTCTAGGGCGCGTTCAAGAATTTCAGTCCATCGGTCAGTGTCTTGTTCAGCCTTTGTATCAAAATCGTCATACATATATGAAATGTCTTGTGATTTAACTTCAATACCGCCCATATTTGCCGAAAGTTGTCCTTCTGGCGGTGGAGGGGTTGCTGTTTCAGGGCTAGTAGGTGCCGCTGCTTCTGGTGCAGGAGGAGCCTCGGGAGCAGGAGGTGACGTTTGAGGAAGACCTTGCTGTGGCATACCCGCTTGACCATTGGGGTCTTGTGCAACTCCAACCATATCAACTGGTTGTTGCTCGTCTGCCTTGAACGGCTTCTCCGTATTTGCAATCGGGGTAAGGTTAGGGTTAGAAAGTAGACTGTCCGCAAGTTCGGAATCAACCTTTTTCTTGCCCGTACCATCGCGATATTCATTAACACTAATGAGACCCTGCTGGTACTCATCCATCAAGTAACGAGCGCGTTCCTGTTTTGCAATAATGAGAATTGGGACGCTACTGGTATCAAAATCAATATAGTATTTTTCATCCAGTTCATCAAATGCGCGAGCAAGTGGTTCTAGGTGAGGCAGCATTGTCTCCATCCAGAACACACGAATTTCTTCTGATGCGTTAGAGAATGTTCTTCCTGCTGCATTACCAATAACGGATTCGGGTACACCAAAAGCAGCAAGAATTTCTTCCTTCTGAATTTGACGCATTTGCGTATACGCAGCATCACGTGGAGAAGCGGACGTATCAACGAAGTCCACCCCATCATCAGATGAAATAACTGTAGTTGAGCCAGTACGACTCAGGTTTCCACGGAACCTATTCCGAAGTTCTTCTTTGTCGTCATCTTCCATTTCTCCACGAACAACAAGTAAGCCGCCAGGGCGACCGTCGTTTAGGAGGTAGTTACGATTATAGAGTTTTGAAAGGTTTTCAAGTTCAATTGCAATTCCAGCAGATTCCATTGGGGTGATGGAAAGATATGGGTCAAGCGGGTGTGGGCGACGAATCCAAACAACATCTTCAGGCTTGAGAATAACTTTTGTGCCGTTACGCATATCCACTTCATATCCAGAGATAAAAGTTTTTGGATGCGGGATTGGTGCTGTGTGTTGGGGTGGAAGAAGGTGCAGGGCAATTATCTCGCCGTTGCGTCCTCTTACTTTTTCAACGAAAACGCCTCTACTTGACATGAGTAGTTGCGCTGAAAGGCGATAGCGAAAAATAAACGAGTTTTCGCCTTGATTTGTCTTGGTATTAAAGATGTCAAGCAAAGAATTCTTTGACTTAACAATTTCCCCGTGCGGCGAATTGTCTTTGCGTAGAACCATTGGTAGGCGTGCTTGGTTGCCTGCGATGGCGTCAATGCATCGGAATACCCAAGTAACTTTTTGTGCGCCTTCACGGTATGCGCGTTCAATGTCCCAGTTGTCCTTGTATGGCTTATTCACCATTCCAGGGTTGAATGCAACTGGGGCACCTGCATTAAGAATGGACTTAGCGTCGCCTTGTTGAAGGTTTTTATTGCTCGTATTCCAACTCATTAGTCACGTCCCAACAAAAATCCGTACAAACCTGAACATACCCCTAAGGAAACCAACCCGATGGGTGGTGCTATCATTGCTATACCTACAGACGTAAAAATTACAAAAGAAGCCATTAAACCGTGTGCAGCATTTGCTCTGGTTAAACGGGCGTTTAAGATTTTTGATAGTTTCATGTAGATATCACCTTAGCGCAGTACTCTGCAATAATACAGTACTGCGAGTACAGAATTGGGGCGAAGCAATGACTGACTGGCAGAAAGTTCTTGAGTATTTACAACCAAAGGCGTCTCCTTATTGTCCTGAGGAACCTTCAATCACTCAAAAGGTTTTTTTAAGAACGAATGCTCTTGAGGGATTGTTCGGTGGCGCTGCAGGTGGTGGCAAGAGTTCAGCCCTACTTATGTCTGCCATGCAGTTCGTGGATGTGCCTAACTACTCTGCGATTCTTTTCCGTCGCACATACGCCGACCTTTCGTTGCCTGGTGCTTTGATGGACAGATTCAAGGACTGGATTGGCGGCATAGAAGAAATCCACTGGAATGCCAATAGTTATGTAGCGACATTCCCTTCTGGTGCAAGAATTTCATTTGGCTATTTAAATAATACCAATGACTATTTACGCTATAAGGGTTCTGAGTTCCAATTTATTGGCATGGATGAGGTCACGGAAATTCGTGAATCTGACTATAGGTATATGTTCTCCCGCCTTCGTCGTCCTGCGTCTGGTGCACTGTCTCAGGTTCCTTTGCGAATGAGAGCAGCCTCCAACCCTGCGCCAAATTGGGTTAGGCAGAGATTTATTGTAGAGGGCAAGGAAACTGGGCGTATTTTTGTTCCTTCGCTCCTAACCGACAACCCTGGAATTGATGCCGACTCCTATCGTCAGGCGCTTCAGGCTCTTGACCCCGTAGAGCGTCGGCGTCTTGAATTGGGCGACTGGTGGTCAACGACCTTGGGAACACTGTTTGACCGTAACGATTTTGTAATAATTGACCAGCACGAAGTGCCAATTGTCACATCTGCTGCGCGTGCAGTAAGATTTTGGGACTTAGCGGCAACAGAACCACATTCAGGGAATCTTGACCCCGACTGGACAGTTGGAACACTAATGCTATTTGACCAAGGGGTTGGTTATGTCATGGATGTTCGCAAAATTAGGGCAAAAGGGGACAGAGTAGAACAACTGATTGCTCAAACCGCCGCCGAAGATGGTCATAGTGTTTCAATTCGGATAGAGCAAGAGCCTGGTTCTTCTGGCAAGGCACTAATAGACCAATATGCAAGATATGTAGTCCC